AAGTCGCCGTTATCAGTAATTAGTGCTATCTCATCAAACACAAAACTATCAGCGTCATCAAAATCTGATGCGTTGTCTAATGCTGGACCACTTGCGTCCGGTTGGTTGTAATCTAATACAACTTTACATTCTAAGTCTGTGTATGGTTGATTCTTAGCATTGTTTACTGTAAATTCGGTTACAGATACTTGTAGTGGGTTTGAACTTGGGTTGGCTCCTATTGTCGCCGGGCTTGGTGAATATAATCCACCTGTTGATCCAGAAACTTTAGGGTCTTTGTATGTAACGTTGCCGTTAGCATCAATGGTAGTACCACCATAACCAAATGCCAGTTTTCCAATAAAATGATTATTGCTATTAGTAGTCTGATTAGCCATAGAATTTGCTACAGCCAATGCAAAGTTCTCAAAGTTAATTGCATTGTACTTGTTTAGTAGCACTTCTTGGGAATCAGCGTCTCTAATTACAACGTGACCTTCAACTCCTAGATGTGATTTATCGTTTAATGTTTTCATATCCTATTCCTTATACACTATTTATGATATTCATAAACTAGTATTATAACTCTATTCCTTTACCAAAGTCTTGCAACTCTTGTGCAGTCTCTGATACAGGTGTACTCAATAATGAACTGCCTGTTTGATTATAACTTACAGTATCATTAGCAAATGTAAGTTGATAGTTTGATATTTGAACTACAGCATCTCCAGTATCTGCTGATACTATAAATGTCTGTCCTACTGCTCTTTTCATTATTTTTAATGTAGTAGCATCGGTTTTAGCATATTCAATTATCTCTCCACCAACATATACAAATCCTGTGTCATCAAATGCGGTTGTACTTGCTATTGCTAAATCTGTACTATCTTCATCTATTGCAGAAGTTAGTGTAGATTTTTTAGCATCAAGTAAGGCATATGCTTTCACATTGCCTGCCGCATCTTGTATATGTGTAAATGTTCTTGAAGTGTTTGCGTATGTGTTACCTGTTGCGTTTGTTTGAACATTAATACGTAACAATTCAAGTGGGTCTATATTTACAAAACTGTTTCTTTTCTCATCAGCATTAACATTAAAGTTATATGGTGATAAGAAGTTTATTGCTTCTATAGTATCTGCTGGAGTACTAGTAAAGTCTCCACCTGTTACTATGTCTGTGCTATCTGCTCCAACATATGTAGTTCCATTAAATGTTGGAGTAAAATCTTGTGTGTTAAGTGTAATTACGTGTGTAGGCGTATCAGTTACAGTTATAGAAGTTTCGTCAATAACTTTATAGTTAGTCTTAACTGCACTTATTTTTGTATGGAAAGGTTTAACTTCATTTATGTAGCCTATCGCATTTACTAAATTATCTTTCTTAAATGTTCTTGAAGTAGTATCAATTTGACTATCAACTTCAATTTTAACATATGTTGTTTTTCTAATCCAATTTGTTTGAGCAAAAGAACTTAATGTATAATCAACTATACTAAAGAATAATTTGTTCATCTTTAGTTTATGATATTCTACAAATATATCTTTCTTTAATGCTTCAATAAGAACTTGCCAATACTCAGAAACAAATGTATGATCCCAACCTTTTGAATCCCAAGGTGTCATATCAAATCCATCTGATGGACTTAATAAGTCTACATCAAAACGAACTGTACTATTTTTCTTATGTACTAGAATCCATTTTGCAGTATCGCTATTGTAATAATAAATTTCACTTCTGTCAAGTTTTAATGCACTATCATATATAGGTAGCTGAACTACACTATGGAAATCTTTATCTATGTCAGTCTCAAGTTTATCTGTATCTGTAACTGTAGCTGTATAGTTTAATGTACCCAAGTATGTGTTTAATGTATAGTCTTTCCAATTCCATAAGTATCTAGGAAAACTATTTGCTAATAATGTTTTATTCCAACTATCTTTGTACTCGTCGTGTAAGTTTATATCTTCTAATAACTTATTAATTGTTATAATTGCGTTACGTCTTGCAGTAGTTAAATTATTAAACCAAGTTTGTCCAATACTTAATTCGTCACCGTACTTGTTAAATCTATGTAAAGTTTGATGTGGAATCTTTCTCAAACTCTTATCCCAACCTGCTAAATTATATTTCATTCCTTCAATATAGTATTCTGGAATAGTATCTAAGTCTTTAGTTATTAATGTCCATTCGTTATGAGATTTAAATTTATCTCCTACTAAATTAATTTGTAATACTGTACTTGTATCTTCAACATAATAACTAACATTGTCAATAATAAAAGTTTCATTGTCTAATACTGCAAACCAACTTATTCCATTGGCTGTTGGGTTTTCAATAATGTTTGCAACATCAAATGCTGATAAAGTTCTTGTTCCGTTTATAGTAGTTTTATTTTTAACCCAGTAGTAGAATACATCAGTGTATGTACCTGTGTTAGAATTGTATTCTTGTTCTTGTGAATAATAATATAATGTTTCTCTGGCTGTAGCGTCATATACTGAGTAAGCTTCTCCTGTTGCAGTAACACCAAACATTTCTTTTTGTGATGTAACTGATTCAGCATAATCGTCTGGAGCAACTGTAGATTTAATCCACTCCCATACTACAATTTCACTTCCTGGATATAGTTTACCCCACATATCTTTTTTATATGATATACTACCTTGATCATAATCATAGTAACGTACTTTACTTGTATCCCACCATCTAGTTCCTACTTGTTCTTCTCCCCAAGCATTATCATCTTCAATAAAACGATTTGTGTCTGTTGACAAGTTATATATTGCATTATCATTTACACCTGAATAATCTAAATTCTGTTCTGCGATACCTGGTATAATTTTTCTCATTGGGTCGTATGCTTCAAGTTGAACCTTTGTTTGATTTGTTTTATGATTGTATATAATAATACTATCAACATCTGCATTTGATGGTCTTGCTATAGTTTGTCTTACAGTAGTTAATCCTACTGCGTCTGTAGTTGATACAAATGTTCCATTTATAGTACCATTGTTACTTGATACAACTAAAGTTCCTGTAGGTAAGTTCCAATGTGATTTTGTTAATGCGGAATCTCTTTGTGTATGGTTTGCAAACCTAGTAGTTACTAATGGCATAATTGAAACTGCGTTACCACACTCTTTAATAAACTCATCTATGTAGAAAATTCTACCTGCGTTACTTCCTGTACCTAGTTTAGTAACTTTATGTATTCCATCTATGTTAGGTGTAGTGGTTGTGTTTAATAACATAACAAAGTCACCTACTTGTAATCCGTGATCAATATTTGTTGTTACTTCTGCATCATTACCATCACTTGTAGCTGTACCTGCACAAATTCCACAATGTGTTCCATCAACACTCTTAGAGTATAGTGGAGAATGATTTTGAATTACTTGTAGTACATTGTATCCAAAGAATTTTGTATTAATACCTTCAACATCAGATATTTCAAAATCACTATCATCTGTAATTAATATATTAAATGTTGCTGGATCTAAACTTGGATCAACTGGTGCACCACCGAATTGATTTATATCAAATGTATTTTGTACAGTTCCTTCAGCGGCCTCAAGTGTTCCTGTAGCAATACCTGCTATTGAGTTAAAGTCTGTATTACCAAGTGTTAATGATTGTCCTGTAGATGTTATTTTAATTCTGTTTGCATCTGCTGTAATTGTTACTTCAGTATTGTTTGCAGATGTTAATGCAGATTGTATTTGACTAATAGCTGAATTCATTCTAGTAGTTACATTTACACTACTTGTTGTTGCTGTATAAGACTCATTTAATCCAACTGTAGTTCTAGCAGTACCTGCAACTGACATTGTTGTGTTAGTACTTGTTAGTTTTAATTGACTATTCTCATCTGAAGCTGTTACTGAAAATAAGTTTGAAGTATCATTAATTTGAGAAACTATATCAGATAAGTTTAATGCAACAGATTGTTGTTGTACTTCTGTAGGAGGTGCAGTAACTTTTCCACTTGCTGGAAATCCTAAATCAGTATTAGTAGCACCTGCGGACAATGTTAATGTTTCATTAGGATCTGTTGTTGTAAATGTAAGTTCTAATAAGTTTGCAGTAGTAACTATACTTGCTGTTAATCCTGTAATACTTGCATTATTAATTGCGTTCATAATTTCAGTAGTCGTCATTTGATCTGGAATATGTGTTAGTGTTATTGCTACTGCGGCATTCTGCGTTGGTTGTGCATTAAGAGTTAATACTTGACCATTAATAGTCCAACCAGTTTCAAGTACACCGTCTATAGTTACACTTGCAACACTATAAGTACTATTTGATAATGCTTGTGATATTGTATAAGCTGTCTTAATGAGAGGTTGATGAGTCAGTGTAATATCAACTGCCTCACCACCTGTCATTGTTGGATTGTTAATTGTAACAACCTGTCCATTCAGAACATAGTCTGAAGTTGGTACGATGGTACTGTCTACTTCCACTTTAAGAACACTCCAGGTACTCGGACTTAAACTTTGATTAATTGTAAAATCTGTTTGACTTGCTGTAGCTGTATTAGTTTCTGTTATATCAGCTGGTGCAATATTATCTGCGTTAAATGATTCAGTTACGTCTGCTGGTGTAATATCAAAATTAATTAATGTACCATTAACTGTAATTTGTTTACCAGTTACATCTGCAAAACTAGCATTACCAGAAGTAGCTCTCATAACTGCATCACCAGTAACTACTGTAACGTTCTGTGATTTACTAAATCCAATACTTACACCATCAATAATTAATGTCTCACTTGGTAAGAATGTTGGACTTACTACAGTACCTACTGCTTCTATATCTTGATATTCTGTTGCTGTATCATTAAATGTAACTGTAGTACCTGCAATGTTTGCAACTGTTCCATTAGGAAATACTGGGTTAGTTACTGTACCAATCTCTTCTATGTTGGCGGCAACTTCCGTAAGTCCTGTAAAGTTAACACTACATTTCCATAACTGTCCTTCATGTCTTACTAGGTCATCTTTCTTATAACTTGTAGTAGAATTCCACGTAGGAATTGTTGCGTATGATTCTGTAGAATCAAAAACATTTATTTCAGATGAATTTGATATATAATATTTTGTTTCTGTTGTTAATGTTTCTCCACCAGTTAATATTTCTGATGATGAATCGTCATAGCTTAATGTTTCAAATGTTGTTGCTACGTCATTTATAATCTTTTTTGTATCAACTTGAGATAAGTCAATAGATAAAGGTAAGTTTATAATATCACTTGATACTATTTCCATCTCAAATGGTTCTTGTAAATTATCATTACCTAATGTTGATTGTCTGAACATATATTGTTCAAATGCTGATAGGCTTGTTGTTCCTCCATCGAGTATAGTTGATCTACCAAATCTTTCAATCGCACCTTTGGTACCTTTTTGTTTAATAACACCTTGATGAAAGTTTGTAATAGTATTTTTGTTTAGTCCTAATCCACTTACCCAATCTTTATCAATGTTACCTATAGTTAAATCTTTTGATTTAGTAATTGCTGAATTAAATTCATCTACATCAGTTCTATAAATGTCATCAACGGCTTGAACTGCACTATCAAAGTTTTCAACAATATGATCACCGAACACCAAGTAACCTGGTGCATTCTTTTCACCATTCCATTCTTGTGTACGTTGACCTCTTATTAATAATCTTTGTTGTCTTTTATTTTTAACATCGTCATATAAGTCAACACCTAATGCTGTTTTATTTTCAAATATTAATGCGTGTTCAAAATTTGTAGTAGCACTAGTAATACTTCCAATAAATGCTTGTTCTTTAGTTTCAATAGATACTGTTCCATCTTGTCTGTTTATACTTAAATCGCTATGCTGAATCTTATTACTATACATATCAAGTATATTATTGTTATTGTAAATTAATGTGTTATAAGGATATACATATCCACTAGGTGGTGTATACGAAACTCTTCTTCCTATTTGTAATATGTAAGTATCTTTTTCTTCAGCAGTATTTGTCCAATTAACAAAGTCAGCGGCATTTTGGTCGCCTGCAAATTGTAATGTGTATCCTTTGCTTTCTAAATAGTTCCAGTAGCCTCTGATGAAATTATACACGTCTTGTATCTTAGAAACTTTAGTATCAAATTCTAATGTGCTAGGTGTTGTTACAAATTTATTATATCTTCTTACAGTAGCATTATTAATCGTTTGTAATTCATAGTCATTGCCACCGTTACCTAAATTAGGTTCAAAGAATTTAAATTCTCTTTTATTATCTGATACACCAGATACTTTATATGCATCTGCAGTTTTAGTAATAAGTAAAATAGATGCATTAACAAAACTATTAGACTGTCCTTCATACATTGATATATTATAATCACTGCTACCAAGTTCAAAGTCACCGTAGTAACTAGTTTCTCCAAATATACTTAAAAGATGTTGACTACTATATCCTTCAAGTTTTTGTAATAGTTTTGTTGTTAAATTTTTATATAATTCTTTTTGGTTATTATCTAACTGTTTTCTTTTAAAGTAATTGTGTTGTGCTTGTGATATTCCGTTAGCTACAAATGAAACTTCTTTTAAAGATAATTCAATACCAGGTGCTACACTTAAACTAGTACTATAAGAAAGAATTGGTATACCAGTAAAGTGTTTACCTCTGTCTACCATACTCATTGCTGATATTTTTGTAGCTGTTGTTTTAAATCTTGCTGTACCTATTGTACTTTGATTATCGTCTAGTATATAAAACTCTTCTGAGTCTACTAGGTTTGAACTAGTAGATACTTTTATTTCATTAACAACTTTATAAGTTTCACCAGGCATAGTAAAACAAGAACTGTTTATATATTTCTTATCATATGATGAAGCATAGTCTCTAACTTTTCCTGGTTGGAAATAATCTGACCAAGCTCTAGCTGGATTTAATTTCAACATAGCATTAACAGTCATAGCTTGACCTAATGCAGATTGTCTCCATTCAATCTCTACAGGACCCCAATCACCAAACACAAAGTCTTGAGATGCATCAACATTTGTTGGCGTACCTAAAACATTATGTGGACTTTCTAACTGTCCATTAGGTTTTACAGGACAATTATTTGTAAAGTCCCAATTACGTCTTGCGTATTTTATATCTTGTTTTTTATTTGGATATGCTTGTGGTGCAACTGTACCTACGTTTAACGCACCTATTAGTGCCGCACGTTTTGTAGCATCTGTCCAACTATAATACGTATCCCACCAAGTAGGTTTAAACGCATAGCCTAGCATATGCCAAGGTGTTAAGTGTGGCGTAGCAGTACCAAACAACGTCATGTATGCACCTTTATAATGTCCTGGCAGTTTGTTAGTACCAAACTTACCTCCAACACTTAATGAGCTATAATTCCAAGTAAATGTATCGTTAACATCATAATAGTTTTCAGTATTAAATGATGTCTTTTTATTTTGTATAGCCCACTTCTCATAAAACTTTTCTAAATAATTATCAACGGTTGCTAAATCATACCAAGCACTTATATGATGACTTGGCATATAATCAGTAGGAGTTTTATATTTGTCTTTTATAATGCTATCATCTCTGTACATTAAATCTTGTGTAACTAGTCCAGCATATATTCTTTTTTCTAAATCAAACAATGCCGCGTGTACAGGATCAAAGTTAGCACCACTTACGTTTGTAATCTGTCCGTTAATTGTATAAGTAGAACCATCGTGTGTATATAATGTTGATCCAACTACTTGAGGTTGCATACCAAAAGCTAGTCCAAGTTTAACCATACTCTGTGGAACAAAGCATTCACTATCCATTTGATTGTAAACTACTTTAAGTATTGGACTTGTATTTAAATTATCAAGTGATGCGTATGTAAGTTTTAAATATATAGTATCACCTATAAAATCATAATCAGTATCTTTTAATAATATTCTTTCTACTTGGTTATTGTTACCATCGTTTTCAGTTAGATATACATACAAGTGATCTCTAATATTTTGATCACCGTGCATATTAAATTTTGTTTTAAAATCATATATTGTAATATTTGATATAGTAAATGTTTCAGTATCATAGCTGTTACTATAAACCATATTAGAATCAATATAAAGTTCTGAATCTTTTTTATTTCTAATAACTTCATTAATTGCTGATTCAGTTAAAAGTTTTATACTAGAATTATTTGCTCCTACTGAATATAATCTTTTAGCCTGTGCTAAAAATCTTTTTCTAAAAGCATACCATTCGTTAGCTTGTTCGTTAAGTGTTGCAGTTATATTTAAATTTGTATCTGAGTAGTTTATATCATGCATTATACTAATGTCAGGGTGTATAAACATAGTACCACCATAGTATGGAGTATGTACAATACTAGCATAATTATTTTCACCAAACATAGTTCCAGAGTAACCTGGATTGACTACAAGTTTATCTAACCAATGATCAATAGTTTCACTCATAGTAAATGTTTTAATACATTCATTATTAGCATTATGTTCTAATGTTTCTGGAAAACTAATATTTGTTGTTGGATTAGTTTTATCATTGCTCACCCAGTTAAAGTCAACTAGGTCACCTTTTGTGAAAGCACTCTCATCTATTACAGTACTTGTAGCACCAACAGTTACTAATGAGTTAGAAACTTTGTTGCCATTTATTGTTACGTCATAAAATAATCTATCCCAATTCTCTGAGATTGACATTGAAGCCATTTCATTTGCGTCTGCAAATATACTAAAGTTATCACCGTCACTGTTTGCTCCTGTTACTATTGTAATTTCTGTTCCGTTTCTAGTAATGGTTATAGCAGGTATTGGATTAGAGCCTGGATTTTCAATATCAACTTGCCCAACTTTAAATGTAATTGTGTAACCTGTTAAGTTATTAATTTTAATTGTTTGGTTAACACCTAATAAATGTCTAGTGTTTTTATGTGATTCATTGTAAGTACCGTTGTTGTTACACTTGGCTAATACAAGCATATTACCTTTAACTATTACATTATATTCTTCAACTGGTCTCCAATTATCAGTACCAACTGGTATAGTCAATGGCGTATCAGCAATAGTAATCTCATATTGCTTTTCTTCTCTAGCACTTGTTAATTCTCCCGACGGTCTGTAAAATGTATGTAAGTTATTTTTAATTTTAATATGGTTATAACCTTCTACCATTTTTGAATAACTTTGATCTCTAACTGCGTCGTCGTAACTCTTTTTATATTCTTTAGTTAATAAATAATTTTCAAATTCATATTCAGCACCCTTTGGTGTATCTTTGTAACTTAATATATGTCCAATTTCTGGATCAACAAAAGTACCTGTTCCAACTTTATATCCAAAAATCTTTTCTCCAGCAAATCCTGTGCCGAGGATAGTTTCTAAAGGAACGCCATAGTAATCATAAAATCTATACAATGGATATTGATTGGTTTTTATTTTTTGTTGAGCTAATGTAATTGTACTATTTGTATAATAAACATCTGCATAGTTCCAATCTGCGTAAGCTGTACTTGCTACAGATTCAATATTCATTGTATCGTTTTCAGCTAAAGTTTTTACTACTGTAGGTGTTGTTGAAGTTTTCTTATAAACTTTAGTATCACTATTATCAACATAAACATAAGTAGATCCTATTGGAAAGTCAGTTAAACTTTCTCCACTAACTACACCATAGTTAACTTTTCCTATACTGTTTGGAGTAATATGTTTTGCGTGATTCCATAAATCTAATCCAGTATCATATTCTATAATAGGCCTTTGTGCTATTCTATATTCTTTTAAAATTTCTGTAAAATCATATGTAGGAATTAGTTCTTCTACTTTATTAATTGTAGCAAAGTTAACCCATCTGTTTCCTCTACTCCAAGCTGTTTGAAATACGTCTGCTCTGTCAATAACAATGTAATCTTTTTTAGGATAAGGAACACTACCGTGATCCCATTTGTCATTGTCATCATATTGATCTAGTGCATTAATAAGAGCAAGTTCATCAGCAGTAATACCTGCAACGTTTGCTAGTGTATATACTCCACCACTAAACGTTGCTTCTACTAATTTTTTAATTGAAACATCACCTGTGGTTGCATCTACTTGAGTAATGTATATAGATTCATTGTCGCCTTGATTTGTATGTATCCAATCACTATTAAACTTTATTAAAGTTCCTGATAAAAACTGTGTAGGGTTAGACTTAATACCATTAAATTTAAAACCATCAAATATAGGTAATCTATTTGTATCAGCATTGTAAGCATCAATTACTAATTGAGGTGAGAGGTTTCCAGCATTGTAATAAGTATTATCTATATTTGGAGATACTCTTACTACTTCACTTTTATCCCAAGTACCAGGATTATCTGATGAATGTTTAACAACATTTCCATATACCTTAACACCATTTTCATCTTTATATAATTCTAATTTTGTTTCTGGGTTGGTTGCTGTTACTAGATAAGTTTTATTTTCTATTTCTGCCGCCCAACCTGTTCCACTAAATTTTATAAGCATTCCAACTTGTAATACAAAAGAATTATTATCGTCAGTTAGTTTATATGCTGGTATACTTTGCATTTCAATTAATGGATTTGATGCAACATTTCCATTGTTATTATATGTAGTAACATACTTACTTTCATATACTGGCATCTCTTCTACCCATCTATAGTTTTTGTAGTTTAAAAATTTATCAACATTAATAGGTGGACTAAAAGTATGTTTACTTGATGAATACGAAGCATTGTAATTATAAGTTTCAAAGTTTTGATTTATTGAATATGCTATATCATCAAATGCAATTTTATTAGTTAATTCGTTATTATCTGAATAAGATACAATAGCAGGTTTTAATTGAGTTTTATTTCTAAGGTTAGTATCAATACTAGGAGTTACATAAGTATCACTTGATACTGAATGCTTTCCATTTTTACTTCCTACGTAACCATTAACTTGGCCTAGAGGTCCTTTAGAAACCATTTGGTCAAGAGTACTATCTAGCCAACTCTTATTAATGTTTGTTTGAAAAACATTAGGTAAGAAATTACTAGTTTTAATCTTGTTTACCTTATTTGGGCCTGCTTTCTTTTTAGCCATTTATTATGTTCCTGCTCTAATGTTTTCGTCTGTTATATTTTGAATAATGTCAATATCGTTAACACTTACATCTGAAATAATAAGTTCATCGCTGTTTGGTGTAAATTCAAACATATCACCAAATACACTACCTGCACCTTGTGGTACAATAACAAAACTACTTAACACACCTGCAAGTTTCTTATGCACGTATGCCGCTAGTTCTGTAAAGTAGAATGTTTCTCCAAAGTCCCAATTTGAAGCATCAAAGAATTCTTTAATAGCCTCAACGGTTTTGTTTTTTAAATCACTGTCAGTTATATTTGATCCTATAAGTTTAATTACTCTAAATCTTGCCTTTAATGAATCATCTGCGTTTGTACCAAAAAGACATTTGTATCTTACTGGCTTATAAACTATAGTATCACTCATTGCTTTCTTTTCACCTATAGATGCAAACAGTTGACCTAGTTCGTAACTTGTTGGTGGTGCTGGCATATTTGTAACTGTACCTGCTAACCAATTTTTATATTCTGTATCGTATGCTGTAGTTAATGCAAATACATCAATAACATTTGTAAAACTTGGATCAACAACTTGATTGTCAGAAGCAATATGCTCCCATTCAAAGTTTAGGTTTTCTTTACCTCTGTAAAAATTGTCACCAATAGATATGTTTTCAGTTCCTACTGTATTATAAAATACATCTGGATCATCTGGTCTACTATCTGCATTACCATCAATTAGAACTGTTCTATAAGTGTTTGTTGCTATTTGATCATAACCATATACATAAAACTTTCCTAGTTTAGAAATGTTATTATTTAAAACACCCAATGCTTGTATACTATCTCGTTTTGCTTTTTTAGTAAACGAGCTAATTTCGTTTTCATTTTGAATGTTACCAAGTTTAACTGCATTACTATTAAAATTAAATCTTAAAGTTCTTAAGTAAATATCATATTGTTGATTAACATAATTAAAATATATTGACCAACTATCATCTGATAAATTAAAGTCTGTAGGGAAAACAGTACTAGTACTAAATGCACTTGGTGTAGTATCAACTTCCCAACTCTTGTTCACATAATTATATTTTACACTAAATGATTTTTTAGCATCAAGGTAAGTTATAATAATATCTCTTTCTCTATTGCTAAAGTTTCTTGATAGTGCAGGGTATATAATATCTATTGTACTGTTTGATGGAATTTCAGCATCAAGAATAATTGATCCTGTACCATCGTTTTGTACGCCAGTTGGTTCACCAGCATTTGTTCCTGTACCTTCAATACCAAGTCCGTAATTGAATACATCTACTACCTTTGCCCATTTACTACCACTTGTTGTAGTAAACTTAATTAAAGCACCAGGCGTAATATATTGCATATATGTAGATACTGTATTACCTACTCTAACAATAGAATTAGTATTGTCTGTTAGATATCCAGTTTTAACACCACTTACTGTTTGACTTGGACTTTGCCATGTCATGCCATCAGTTACGTAACTATGTTGTGTTTTTAATCCAATAAATGCATTTCTATATTTTGTGTAATATAAATTTATATACTCATCATTGTTAATAATATCTTTTACAAACTTTTCAAATGTTTGACTTGAGTTATATGTACCACTAGTTGATGATGTAGATAATTTTTCTTCTTGATATAATCTTGCATCATTTCCTTGTAAGTATAAATTACTATATTCGCCAGTAGGGTCAATAAATTTTGAATATCTACTGTGTCCACTAAATGTTCTGTTTATGCTTTTTACTTTTACTACTCCGCCTGTGTTGTTAGCTAAAATAGTATTGTAGTCTTGAGCAGTAATCATTCTGTCTTGACTTGCATAATTCTTTGGTGCGTTTTCTCTTATACTATCTAACGATTCACTTGAAGTAGCATTTGTTATTGCTTGTTTTAATTGTAAAGTAAACACCGCTGTATATGTGTTACCATCTTGTCCTGTATAGTTTACATTAATTTTCTTGTTAGTTAAATCATCTGGTCTAAGAACGTATGTTGTATTCTCACTAGATCTATACCAAACTCTAATTGTATCTTTTGGAATATTACCAAAAGTTCTATCAGGAAATAAAATTGATACTTGATTATTATCTCTAGTCTTAACACTAAAGATATCTCTGATTCCAGAAGCTAAATTGTTATATACTATATTACTATTAACATCTTTAACTTTAGTCCATTCTTTAACTACGTTTCCTGTAGCATTTACATTTTGTACAAAACAATCTGTGTTGTTAATGTTAGCAACATTAATATCAATAACGTTACTATCAATAGGGTCTGCTATTGGAAAATCTTGATATAATAAGTCACCTTGTTTAACACCAAAGAAGAAACCAGTGTTAGCACTACTAATTCCTCTACCATCATTTTTGAAATACATTCCAAAATTAGAAGATGAGTTAGGAGATTTTTCTTTGAATGTTAAATTAGTTTCATCGTAGTCACTGCTAACAATATTAAATGTTTTTGTAGAACCTGTTACAGTACCTTCTATATCAAACTTAATTTGGTTTGGTGTGTTGTTTAAATCATAAAAATCTGTTTTAATATTATTAAGTACTACACTTTTATTTGGGCTACCATATTGGTTACTATTTTGTAGTACTGCATTTATTATAGTAATAAAGTCATCTAAATTATTAACATCATTAGTGACTTCATATTTAATTTCTGTTCCGCCTAAACTTGTTCCGGCACTACCTATAACAGCTTCGTTTGTTTTAACACCAACAACTTTCATTTCACCATACGCAGGCACATTACGTCTTGGAGAGTATCCTAAGAATTCAGCTAGTTTAAAAACTGATTCTTGTTTTTCTGCTGTTGTTAAAAAATTATTTCTAGCATTGAGGTCTACTCTATATGCTAGGTTGTGTCCAAACTGAGCTACTACATCAAGTAGTGATACAAATTCAGCTGATTCAATCCAGTCGTTGTAATTTTCTGGATACGTATTGCTGACATAATCAACCATAGCAGTTCTAATAGTATCATAATCAAATGCTTGAAAATTAGCATTTACATATGATTCATAAACTACTGTATAGTCTTCTGCCGCAAATATTTTATTTTGTCTAGTTTTCTGTGCCATGATTAAAACTCTGCGTCCTGTTCCCTATCGAACTTAATTTGCAAATCTATTGCTGTTGTAGTAGGTATATATGTTAAATTTACGTTAATGGTAACATAATGTTCTTCTTGTCTTATACGAACATCTGTATCATTAACTGTAAAACGAGGATCATAGTTTACTACAGCAAATACTTCTTCTTTTATAGCGTCAGTAGTTTCATCATCTAACGGTTCAAATACATATAAAGGCAAATTACAACCAAATGTTGGGTTGGTCCATTTCTCACCTTTACGTATATGAAAATGGTTTAACAGGTCACGTTTAGCAAGTTCAAGGCCAGAAAGACCCTTACTAGTATACGGCTGTTCAACTGTAGTATATCCAATAATATCGCTCATACAACTATTTATGCGATTTATTATGTTAGTAGTTTATGATTGTATAATTAACTTATCTTCTGGCCATTGAACGTAGTCTTGCCAGGAAATATCTGGAATTGTTATAGTATGTCGCTTGTTTGACTTATTAATTATATGCCAACTTGGTGCTATTGGCTTTGTAATTGGTTTCATTGATGTGTTACAACCTTTTTTAACATTACAAGGACCACAAGATGTAACTACATTTGTCCAACCTAGTCTTCCACCTTTAGATTTTGGTATAACATGATCCATTGTAAGTTCTAGATATGTAAATTCATCACCACAGTACTGACATTGATATTGATCTCGTAAATAAACATTCTTTCTACTAAATCTAGCTCTGTCGGGTTGTCTGTGATATCTGTTAAGCATTACAATACTTGGAAAGGGAATAGAAAGTGACGTACTTCTTATAACTTCATTATCATAAGTTTCAATTACATGAACTTTATCAGAGAACATTGCCTTTATAGCATTCTGCCAACTGATCGTACTTAATGGTAATGTGGAGAGAGGTTGCCCATCTGCGTTAAGTAAAAGAACATTAGGTTTCATGGTCATCTTTCTTTTATATATTTACTATATTTTTATAGTTATTAACTTAACTGTTTTACTAAAACTCTTTTTCTACTTTCAGAAAGATTTGGTAGGAACCTATTAGTTTCTGCATAGTATACATATTCAGCCTGAGCTTTTTGTTTGTCAGTGAGCTGAAAAGTACTATATTCTTTTAATAGCTGTTGAAGTCCTTGTTCTTTAATTAATGACCTATCTTTATATTGTCCATAGTCTGCTAACATTATTATTCTAGATTCAGCTTGTCTTTGTGTTCTTTTTGCTCCGCCTAATATCATTGCAGTACAAAGATAATCCCATTTCTTTTCTTTAATAAAATCTAATATACGAAACTGTCTTTCTGGGTTACCTATATAATCAATATTATTTGTAAACCAGTATAAACTTAATAACCCATCGTATTGACTTTGAGACAATGTATCAATAGGTAAAAGGCTTTTAAATCTTCTTTCCTTATCTTTAAAATATCCTGTCCATATAGTATATGCTGTGTCTTCTGTTAATCCATCGCCGTCTAAGTCTGAAGGTGTAACATTTTTATACCCTATTCTTTCAATTCCGTCAACGGTTTTTCTATATCCATTCCAACCCATAGTTCTGATAATATAGTTCATAACATTATCACTAGCTTCTAAATTCTTTAATAGTATTTCAGTATTAGCTGTAGTATTATTAAGAACTGAAAATAAACTAAAGTCTATTAGGTTCTTTTCGTTAACAACGTTTGGAAAGTTAAATGTAGGCATTATGCAGTATTTCCTTTTCCTGATGTAAATGTTTCTTGTGTTCCTTCAACACCTAACCAAGGATGTTTTTCTGGAACTCTACTTGCAGTACTGAGTTTTACATTTTGATTTTGTGTTTGATTTTGTACTGTTGTTTTTGTAGCCGCTTTAGGTTCTGGACCATTCATATCTATTCTAGCACCTTTAATAATTTGATTACCTGCTACAGTTAAATTATAATTTACATCACTTTGTATATTTAAATCAACTGCACTATAGATATCAATACTGCCAACACTTGTTTCTAATTTTAATCCATCACCGCCTGTGCTTTTTATATTAACACCCATTTCTGCCTGCATATTAATACTGCCTTTAGAATGAACATTATAATCACCTTCAGTGTGTATACTTACTCCACCTTTACTATATACGTCTACTCTACCTTGTTGATCCATTTCAATCCAAGCATCGCCGTTTTGTGTAGTAACAAAAATAAAACCTTTAGTATCTTCAAGTAATACTTGAGCACCACCGTGTGTTCTTAATCTAATATTTTTACTATTGCCAGATGCATCACCATCGTCCATTGTAAAAGTATGTCCACCACGTGTTGTTATACCAAACACTTTACTTGGACTTTCTCTTCTAGCACTACTCTGACTATGTCCTCTTGTATAATCTAAACTTAATCCTTGTTCGTTTAATACTGCCTGAAACCATTCATTTAATGGTTTAGTATCTGCATCATTTTGATCATATGGATTTTTCTCAACTGCTGGACCTAAACTTTTTTCTCCATTTGCATAAACTTGATAACTAGCATTTCCACCCATCATAGCATTTCTATCTTTAGCTATAAGGCTTCCTACTACAATACCTTGTTCTATACTACTTGTATAAGCAACTAATACGTTTGTTCCTATTTCAGGTGGCTGTGGCCAAAAGCCATAACTCATTGGAGCTTGAGCTTCTTTAGTTTCGTCATCACCACTTTCTTTAATTTTTGTATGCCCACCCATAGGTATTGATAACAAACAAATTCTATCTGCATCTTTTGAACCAAAGTCTGATATTCTAACTTTAATTCTACCTGTGCGTAAGGCATCTGAATTTTCTGTAACTTCACCAACATATACTCCACTGATATTATTAATATTAAAATCAGAGCTTTGTCTTACTTTTTTACTTACGTGAACACCGTCGTCTTTAATACCCATATTATGTACTTCCTTCCGTTGATGTTGAATTTGGATTAAAATCAGTTCCAGTCATTTGAATTATCTGATTTAATACCAATGCTGGATTAGTATTTGTATCTTTAAATCCTACTAGGTTCTGTGTAAATCTTCCACTTTGGAATCTACTTTCTACACTACGAACAGCATATACTCCAGTTGATATCATGTCAACTGGGCCCCTAGTTTGTTTCTCTAATAAATCTGTTGCGTTAGGATTATAGTTTAACAAAGTTATTAGTAATGACTGATTTCCTATATTAGGTGAATTATCTTTACCTTGTACGTGAGCTTTAAATGTATTACCTTGCCAAAAAGGATCACCTTTAATTTCTATGTTAAAATTAACAGCATCCATTGATCTTAACGCCAAGGCTTGTAACCTTTGAGCATAATGAGAATCACTACCATCAGTTTCATTTTTTTGTTGTTCTTCAACTCCTAATGCTTCGTCAACATATTGAACTAAATCGTTGTATCCTTTTTGCATATCGTTAAACGGAATATCATCTAAAAATTTTGTAACTTTAGTTGGTGTTGTAGGAGTAAACTGTTCTCTACCATCTGCATGGTATATTCCATCCATTGGAATTTTTGAGGTAGTATATAATTGCTCTACGTCAAGTTGATAGTTTAATACTTCATTATTTAATCCTGTATACAAATAACTATAACTTTTTGGTATAGTTAAGTTTTTTATTCTTTTCACTTGATGTTGAGGATTGTTAAATTCTTTTTCCTGGTCTGCAGGATTTAAACTTGGCACAACCTCTGATTGCCTTACGTGAATTGTAAATGTAATAAGTTTCGCTTCAACTTCAACGTTACCTTCACTTGCTTCTACATAGTTCGGAGCCGTTTCATATTCTATAGTTGGCTCAACGTGTATGCTGTAAACAATTCCTATTTTCTTTTTAGCTTCTATAACGTATTTTGCAAATGCTGGGCAGTTAGCTTGTATCTGTTTTTGTATGTATGGAGCTAGTGCAGTTTTAGCATTAACTATTGCTTCTTTTGTTTCTGGTTTATCCATTGTAGTGGAACTTCCACTACCTTTGTCTGCGTTGGCTGTTGATGCCCACGGTTTAACTTGTAGATTAAAACTCATTAGATCTGTATCTTTATCTCCAACAATTCTAGCACTATCAGCAAATACTATTTTAATTTGTTTAGAAGGTTTTATCGCTTTATTCTTTTGTTCTGGTCTAAGTTTATCCCATTCAGCCTGGTTGTATGCTTTTTCTAAATTTTTAGCAAATGTACCTACACTATCAATATTTTTTACTGTTATATCTGTTACTGTAACACCTTCTGTTTGTGCGTGTTTAATTAAACTAAATGCAATAATATTATATCTAGTACCTTCTGGGCCAGTCTGACTTCTTACTTGGTTTATCTTTATAGGATAAAAAAATGTGTTAGGATATTTTATACTACCGCCAGTAGCTGGGTCTCTACCTAAAAATTCTAATCTTAATATATAATGTTGTGATGGTAAGTTTGCTGGTCTACCTAATGCTATTCCGGCTTTTAATATTCTGTCTAAGAAAGTAAATCCAAGAGGTTCCATTAAATCAAATTGAATGATACCTGGTGTAGTATTACCGTGTGCTTGTCCAGGAATTACAGTTTGAATCATAGCAAAGTTATCCATTGCAAATTCAGTAGTTACTCCAGTTTGTGCTACAATAATAGCATCACCGTTATTAATAGCCGCACTATCTGTACCTTCTAATAGTTCTGGCTTATTGAATACTTTACTTTTTACAATATATAAAGTCCACCTATATGTTGGACTATCTACTGAACTCATCCAGTTACCTTCAACTCTATTATTTAATTCTGTTTTTTGTATTTTTTGATTAACTGTTTTCTTTTTGTCTTCTTCTCTTTCTTCTACTTCAATTGTCTCATCATCTTGTCCTTCAGTAAGAGAACTATCATCTTTAAGTTCTGGTCCGTCGTCTGGTAATTTGTCAAAATCAATTTCACTTGCATCTTTTCCGTTTGCTAATGCTATACCATTTTCAATTTGGTTATCATTAAAACGATTGTTTGGACCTTCGTGCTCGGTCATGGACTTCAATAATTTTTTTGTTAAATTTGGATTATTTTTTAAGCTACCTAAATCAGCATCTGGGTGAACACCTAAATCGTTTGAAACTTTTTGAACATAGGCTTCAGTGTTGTTTTCATTATTTGGAGCCCACTTAGAAATAAGTTCTCTGGTTGTAGTAAGCCCATCTCGTTCATTGTATGTGTAAAGATTTTTAGCCGCGGCCCTGTAACCATATTCGGGTTTTGAAAATTTTTCAAAGCCCTTATTATTACCTACCTTGCCTACCCAATCAATTTTTGTAGCTCTGATGTTGAGTGGATTATAATTTCTATAATTTAAGTCCATTATGAGAACCTTACTGGAACTTTTATTGTGACACCTTCTTTAAAATCTATAATTGGGTCTTTTAACTTATCTTGATTAAACAATGCAAAGACCCACCATAACTTTGAGTTACCATACAATTCGTATGCTAACAAGTCTGGTTTCTCATTATGTTTTAATTCTAATTTAACAGATTTAGTAGTAGTGTTATCAATATCAATGTCATCAACATTTAAAGTATCTAAATATTGATTACTAACAATGTTTGTATTTCTGTACAAGCTATCTGGTCTATAAGTAGCCATTAAATAAATCCTCCTGTGTTTCCACCTCGAAGCAACGTACCTGTTGCATAATTTCTAATGTTAAATTGTTCTTTAACTTTCTTAGGTGGTATCTGTGGAACTAAATCTATTGAAACTAATAACAATGTAGGAACAGTAACACTATCACCTGTAGCTACTTCTACATCAACATAATCACTATCTTCAACTAACGTGTAGTTAAAGTTTCTCATTACTACTGGTACATGACTTGCATGAATAACTCCATACGCACTAAATTTTAAAATAGGTGGTGGTGTTCCAGCCGTAGCTTGACGCTCTACACCAAAGTCACTTTTAGTACAACTTTTAAAAAAGTGTATTGCCGCCGCTGTATACTTTGCTTCTTCTACAGTATTTGAAGAAAACAATGCAGTAACGTTGATAGTAGGGTTAGCAGTATTTGAATAATAGTTTTGCTGATATACAGAACCTTGAACTTCGTAAGCTCCATAGTTAGCATTATGAGAAAACTGAATAGTAGGTGTATAAGGAAATTGAACTCCACCATCATCGTGTAATGGTTTTAATATACCAAACGTTGTAAATGGCTTACCTTTTTCCTTTAGTACTAATTTTACTTTATTTTGAACTGTCATTATTTTAATCTGTCCTCGATAAAAGCAAATATGTTCTCATCATATTTTCCAAAGAACTGGTTAAATGCTTTTACCTTATCTTGTTTATCAACTTCACTTGCCATAACTTTTCTAAAGTCACTTGCACTCATTCCACCCTGCATAACTGGAGCAACATATACATATCCTCTTTCTTGTGCAGTAGGAACTAATTCATTCATATCTTTTGGTAAGTCGTGTAAGAAACCTTTTCCAGTTTCTAGTCTAGATGCATCTTTTTGTCCATATACAAGAATAGTAGCAGTTTTATTAGGATCTCTACCTACTGCTGATAAGTCTGGTCTATATGGATTAGTCTTAACAATTTTGTCTGCTGGTATTCCAAACATCTTGCTCATTATAGATGCCTTTTCGTCAAATGTAAAAGGATCTTCGCTATAATTGCCACCTGCGTGGGCTTTTTGAGCTTTTTGACTAAAAGTAGTGGCGATAAATACGTTATTAGCACCAAACTTACTTACTAGATGTTTGTAGACATCATGATGTCCTTGGTGCATAGGTTGGAACCTTCCACCATAGAAAACAGCTATATTGTCAACACTTTCTTTTAATATTTCATTAATTAGCATAATACGACTCTCCGTTTATACTATTTATCAAATTAAAAAACCGGTTGACTTTGGGTGCAGGTTCAACTATAATAAGCATATCAAAAGATAGAATTAAGAAATTCTAATTTCCGAAAGAATAAAATGAACAGACCTAAGAGACAGTTCTATTTAACTAACAAGGACTTATTAAAAGAGATTCACAAAAGCAAGATGTCTTATTGCTGGACTAAAAATGAAGACTTTTCTCATTTTGATATTATTGTAGATGATATTAAAAATCTTAAGAAAAGAACAGTAATGGCTGAAGCAAAACAAAATAGAGCATCTAGGTTGCAAAAACAAGCCCACGAAGCAGAAGTAATAAGATGGGAACAAGGACTTACAGGTAAAAAAACTAAACCAAGAGTAGCTGATTTTGCAGTAGATGTAAAGAGTATCAAAGATTCTGACGTTGTAGTCAGAGTGATGACTTTTGATCACGTACCAGAAGAGAATAGAAAAAACAAACCAAAAACAGAAGCAGACCTTCATGCAAAGTGTAACTTTCCTCCATTCAAGCATTATGCTAAACAAGATGGAGAATGGGAAGAAGTAGCAAGATCACATTGGGAAGGTGGAGTAGATAATGGTCACTTTAATGTAGGCCATGGAAAAACTAGCGATAATTTAGCTCGTATGTATATCAAGTTATGCGAAAGATATAGTATGCGTGGTAACTGGCGTGGTTATACATATGTGGATGAAATGCGAGGACAAGCACTATTGCAACTTGCACAAATAGGATTACAATTTAATGAATTAAAAAGTAATAACCCTTTTGCATATTATACTGCCGCAATTAATAATAGTTTTACTAGAGTATTAAATTTAGAAAAAAGAAGTCAAAATATTAGAGATGACTTATTAGAAGAAGAAGGATTAAATCCTAGTCACACTAGAACATTCAATGCACAATGGGAAGCTGACCAGGAAAGAAGAGAGCAAGAAAAAAATAAACCAATTATACCAAGTCCATTATCAAAGTAGGAGACTAAATGATTACAGTAGTTTATGGTACTCATAATGGTACCCAAGATAGTATAGCTTGGTGGTTATGTCACTCTCCTTTTAAAACAGTTGGCCCACAGGTTTATGAAGCTTGTTATTTAAACAACGAGTGGAATGGATCTCCTAATGGTTGGAATGGCTTAATCATTGATGAAATAAGACACGAAGAACATACAGAATGTCATAGACTTATGGAAAACATACGAGGTGATATTATTGCACCAATGCGTAAGTTTGAAAAAGATTATGATATGTTAATATGGAGTAATTTCTTTGGCGGCTTAAAACATACAGATCAAAAAATAGACTGCGATAAACTTATTATATGTGACGAAGACAGATATGAAGATACGTTTCATTATGTAATTACTCATGCATTTAGACCAATAGTAGACAAAAAGAGAATAGATGATCAGAGTGAAATATGGTGGATGGATCATAAACTAGTAAATGGTAATGTTACAGATAATTGGAAACAAGTATGGTATGACAGTTACCATCAACAGATGCACGATGAATTTCAAAAAGGTAACTTGGTATATATGTGGCAATTAAATTATATGCATTGGGATGTGAATAGTTTAGTTACCGGTAATAATATAAAACCAAAACTTGAACCTGCTGATAATTTAAAAAGATTATTATATGAAAAAATAATTGACCGTCACTGGCCAAATAGAACAGACAGAACACTATGGGCTAATCCGGGTGCGTTGTATATAAGAGACCCAAAATGGTTTGACAATGATACAATGATACTTGATTATTTAGAAATTGATAAAAGTGAAAAACTTACAGAAACACTTGACAAATACAAATATGAGTATACAATAAGACGTGACTGGTTTGATTCATTAGTTAAGAAAACCTTAAGCTAGGAGAATGAATGTTTTTTGAAAAAGCAATGATGTTTACCGATATTCATTTCGGTATGAAAAATAATAGTAGGCATCACAATCAAGACTGTGAAGACTTTATTATATGGATGATTGATGAAGCTAAGAAAAGAGGCATAAAAAAATGTTTCTTCTTAGGTGATTGGCATCATAATCGAGCAAGTATTAACGTTAGTACGTTAAACTATACAACAAGTAATTTACGTAGGCTAAATGATAACTTTGAACAAGTTATTATGATTACTGGTAATCACGATCTCTATTATAGAGAGAAACGTGAAATCCATAGTTTGTCTATGATTGAAGATTTTAAAAATATAACCATGATTAATGACAAACCATTAATAGAAGGTGATGTAGCATTTATTCCTTGGTTATGTGATGATGAATGGAAAAGTTTAAGAAAAATTAAATGCAAATATATGTTTGGTCACTTTGAGTTACCAAAGTTTCTTATGAATGCATTAGTTGAAATGCCTAACACAGGTGGATTGCAAGTAGAAGATTTAGCTGGTCCTGAATTAGTATTCAGTGGTCACTTTCATAAAAGACAGCAAATGAACAATGTAGTTTATATGGGAAATGCTTTCCCACACAACTATGCAGATGCCTGGGACGACGATAGAGGTGCTATGATATTAGATTGGTCTGGAAATATGGAATATTTAAAATGGCCAGATGCACCAAAATATAGAACATTATCATTGAGTAAACTTATTGATGATCCAGACAAGTATCTTTCAGATAAAACATATTGTAGGGTTACACTAGACGTTGGTATAACATATGAAGAAGCAAACTTTATTAAAGAAACGTTTGCTAAACAATATAATTTAAGAGAGATAGCTCTTATGCCAAGTAAAAAAGAAGAACATACAAATGATTGGAACAAGGGTGTAGATATACAAGTAGAGAATGTTGATCAAATTGTTTTAAATCAATTAGAATCAGTACAAAGCGATACAATCAAAAAAGAATTATTAGTAGACATATACAGAGGGCTTGAACGATAATATGTTAAAAATTAAAAACATCACCGTAAAAAACTTTATGAGTGTGGGTAATGTCACACAGGCTGTTCATTTTGATAAACACGGCCTTACACTTGTACTAGGTAATAACATTGATTTAGGTGGAGATGGTTCACGTAATGGTACAGGTAAAACAACAATTATTAATGCGTTAAGTTATGCGTTATATGGCAATGCACTTTATAATATTAAAAAAGATAATCTAGTTAACAAAACTAACAACAAAGCAATGATGGTTACTGTTGACTTTGAAAAAGATGGTATAGCATATAGAATCGAAAGAGGGCGTAAGCCAAATACATTTAGATTTTTAGTAAACAATCAAGATACAACAGAAGGTATCACTGATGAGATGCAAGGCGAGGGTAGACAAAGCCAAGCAGTAATTGAACAACACTTGGGTATGACTCATACAATGTTTAAACACATTGTGGCTCTTAACACATATACAGATCCTTTTTTAAGTATGAGAGCAAACGATCAACGTGAAATGATTGAACAGTTATTAGGTATTACAAAGTTAAGTGAGAAAGCAGACATACTAAAAGAACTTTCAAAGAATACCAGAGACAAAATTACAGAAGAAACATATAAAATAAAAGGTATAGAAGAAGCTAACGAAAGAATTAATAGCAGTATTAAAGATTTAGAACGTAGACAAACACAATGGACACTAAAACGTGATCAACGTTTAGATGAATCTAAACAAGAAATACAAGTGTTAGAACATATTGATATTGATAAAGAATTACAAGCTCATGAAGATTTTACAAAGTTTACAGAAAAGAGAAATCAAATTGATACACTAAACGCAGAAATTGCTAAACTTGTTACTGCTATTGAACGTGAAACAAAACGTAGAGACAAAGCACAACAAGATTTAGATCATGCAAAAGATCATAAGTGTTATGCGTGTGGGCAAGAAATACACGACGAGCAACACGATAAAATTGTTACTGCAAAAACTGAAGCAGTAAATGAATGTCAAGAGATTATTAACGAAGACGAAAAGTTATTAAAAGATTACAAAGCAGGATTAGAACAAATTGGGGAACTTGGTGATTCTCCTAGAACGGAATATAATAGTTTACAAGAAGCATATGAACATCAAAATAAAATTAAAGAATTGAAATATGATTTAACAAATGCAGAAAACGAAGTTAATCCTTATGCAGAACAAATTGAATCACTTAAAGCAACAGGATTACAAGAAGTTGATTGGGCAGAAGTAAACAGATTAACAGAATTAAAAGAACACCAAGACTTTTTAATGAAGCTACTTACAAACAAAGATAGTTTCATACGTAAAAAGATTATTGAACAAAACTTGCAGTTCTTAAACACAAGGCTTGAATATTATATTACAAGACTTGGACTACCACACGAAGTACAGTTTCAAAGTGACTTAACAGTTACAATTACACAACTAGGTCAAGACTTAGACTTTGATAATTTAAGTAGAGGTGAACGTAATAGACTTATACTTGGATTAAGCTGGAGTTTTAGAGATGTATTTGAAAGTATGAATCATCCTATTAACTTATTATGTATTGACGAACTTGTTGATAGTGGTATGGATACTATCGGAGTAGAGAGTGCATTAGGTATTCTTAAAAAGATGGAAAGAGATAGAGGCAAGAATGTATTACTAGTTTCTCATAGAGATGAGTTAGTAGGTAGAGTAGGTAGTGTGCTTCAGGTTGTAAAAGAAAATGGGTTTACTACATTTAATACCGAGATAGAAGTAATTGACGCATAATGATAGATTGGACTTACAAAGGTGAAGTGGTAACAGAAATTCCAACAGGCGTTGAAGGATTTGTATATTTAATTACAAATACTACAAATAATAAAAAGTATATAGGTAAGAAGTTAGCAAAGTTTAAAACAACTAAACCACCTCTTAAAGGTAAAAAGAATAAAAGACGTGGAACAAAAGAAAGTGATTGGAGGGACTATTGGGGTTCTTCAGATCATTTAAATGCTGATGTATTAAAGCTGGGTGAAGATAAGTTTACCAAAGAAATACTGCATTATTGTCCTAGTAAAGGCGTGTTAAGCTATATGGAAGCAAAAGAACAGTTTGATCGTAAAGTACTAGAAACAGACGAATACTACAATGGAATCATTAATGTAAGAGTAGGAAGTTCAAAAATTCTTACAGAACATCTGAAAAAAGGTTGACAATGTTATCAATCTTTGTTATATTATTGAAAATTGGGGTTTTTAACGCATAAACCAGCGAATAATTAAAACATCATATAATTACAAGTAACAATTCCCAATAAAAAGCAAAACAGACTTAAAGTCAGACAATTACCGGCAAAACATTTCAATACTAATATAGGCATCAAGGCTCCGTTTGGTCGTCATAAGTCGACTCACCTTGAGGTCACGTTTCACGTGATCGGATTCTGGTGTTGCCAAAAAACGTCAATGCACTGATTTGACAAATCAAAAAGATCAAGCTCTCCTGACACTTGGAACTTGAGGATAGTCCGAAGTTGATAATATAGCAACGGATGTTTCTGCGTTAGTAAAGCAGTATGTAATAAGGGTACCGCGTAACCGCCCTTCCTAGGTGCTAATCTAGGTTTACTATATTATTGTGTGTATGCTTCTCGGTGAAGAACATTATTTACACTTGGCCTGCGGAAGGCGAAGTGTGAATAAAACATCTGGTGAAGTAGCAAGTATTCTACTAACATAAATACTATTACAAAATTTTGCTTTTCTAGACAGCGATAGCTAATACATCGAGTTTGACGCAGTCAAACGAAGATGGTGATGTCGTAGACATCAATTACCTGACAAGCAAGAAAGAAACAATGAACTTCGACGACTTTATTAACAAATTCATACAATGGACTGAAGATACGATAGAAAAGCCTCGTTCTGACTTAGATGCCCAACCTATATGTCCATTTGCACGTAAAGCCAGATTGCAAAAGAAAATCCAGTTCTTGGATGCACGTAAATCCCTAGATGAAATAAAAACGTTTGATAAAGAAAACTTTGAGATTGGTATTGCCTGGTTAGGTGATATAGATGACATTAGTCCTGTAGAAAAATTTTGCGAAGAACATATGGAAGCCAATCCTGACTTATTACTTTTTACAAGTACACGTAATAGTGGACACTTTGCAAAAAACTTTACGGATTGTGTGTTTGTTCAATTAAAAGGTGATATACTTAAGAAACGTAAGTATTTAAAAACTACTAATTATTATGATAATTGGCCTGCAGAGTATTATAAATTAATTACCGGCGACCAGAAGCCTGTTTAGTTTGCTTGTTCAATTCCTCAATCCTATTATTCATTCTATCAACTAATAACTTTATACTGTTCACAGGCATAGTCATTATGTCTTGATAACTGAAAGAACCTTCAGATCGAATTACTATGTCGATATAGTTTGATTCAGTCTTGTCGTGATCTTTGTTATAACGTTCAACAATTTTAATAATTTCTTCGGGTTGACGAGAAGCTATCAACCCACGAAAAAATTTGCAATATCCAAGTCCACACCAGTTTTCCATTCATGTTGACATTCTTGACACTTTGCGTTAAACGCAGTTTCAAGACCTGATTCGCTGAGTTCTTCAACTTTAGCTTTTATTAGATCATAATCTTTTTTGGTTATATTTTGTAACCATTCTTTGATCATTTCTTTATCAACGATTGCTTCTCCGTTTGCATTAACACTACTAATACTGTTAGTGATTAAAGCAACTGTAAGTTCTGCAATCTCTACAAATGTTTTACCAAACAACTCTTGCCTTGCCTGGTCATCTAATTTTGCGTCAGCTAAACTAGCAATCATTTTTTGCTGTTTAATTTGTTGTACTTGCAATGTAGTTCTGTCATTTAATGTATAAGGATTACAAGTAACTTTAATGTCGTCTTGTATAATACATTCTTGATCTGAACTAGTTGACTTTGTGTTAGATAACATAGCACTTGCGTCAAGTGTTAATTGATTTTGGTGTTCGCATTTAGGACACTTAACATCAATGTCAACGTCCTTGCCGAAACTTGCCTGTCTAATCCCAACTAGTATGACTAATAAATCACTGACCGGCATATCGTTTGGATTTTGAATATCCGGACAACAACTTTTAATCAAACTTACTGTGGCTTCTCCGTTAAACAGAGCATCCGGTGTCTTGGTTATAAGTTCATCCCTTGCTGTCATCGCATATACTGCCAGTTCGTTATCTGCTGAAAGTTTTGGTTTATCCTTATAGAATCTACCGCCACTTGGCAATGTAACGTACATATTAGGCTTTCGATATGCTTGAATTAATGGGTTTGTCATTAGTTTCTCCAATTTATACATTATAGTATACTTTAATGAATACCATAAATACTGTATATTACAAGTGTATTTATACGAATTAAAACACCAGAAAATGAGCTATGCAAGAATATTTTGATAACCTAGTAAAAAACTACCCTTGGGCAACCGAGGAAACGTTAGAAATGTTAAATTCGGAATTAACCGAAGGTAATATGACTATCGCAAAAGTAGCGGCAATAATAGGTGATGGCTCAAAAGCCGTACAAGTTGATAGAGCAAAAAACAAATCAAGTGACGCAAAAAAGAAAGCAAAAACTGCTCAACAACACGTAGAAGGTGGTTTAAAAGAAACTAGTGGTATGCTAAAGAAAGTTATGAGTAATGCTGAACCAGCCAATGCTATAGCAGAATTATCACACGAAGTATCTAAGATATTATATAATGCAGGTGCTACAGTTGGTAACTTTTTAGGACCAGCGGCAGGTAAAATTGGAAAAGGTGTACAGATGGCAACTAAAGCAGGTGGGTACGCAATGGTAACTGCAACAGGTCTTGGAGTAATTTATGCAAAACTTTTAACAGAGCAAGACAAGTATGCAAGACAATTAATTAATTATGGTTCAGTAGTTTCTGATGTTGACTTATATACAACCTTAAGATCTTCTATAAGAGGATTAGGTATGGGTTTTAAAATGTATGCAGATGTTACAGAATCAGCATTACCATTTATTATAGCATCAGAAGGAGATGTGTTTAAAGGACAAATAGCATTGTCGCAATTTTTACAAGATATTAATAACAATGAAGCATTTAGTGATTTTGGAATGACTATACAACAACAGTCACAGTTTATGGCACAAGAAGCAGAGACACTTTATCAGTTAGGTGAACTTGATAAGATGGATCAAAAAGGACAGAGTACTATAATTAATGCATTTGAAGGTGCAAATAAGTTAGGATTGTTTATGGCAGATAGTTTAGGACAATCACGTATGGATACTCTTAAATTAAGAGAAGAAGCACGTACTACTTTTGATCTAACAACTGGTCTATTACAAAATGCTCAGTTTATAAATGAAAACCTTGGCGAACAAGCATCAGCTAATATACAGGCGGCAACAGGATATTTTGCACCATTGATGCAGGCAACGTTTGGGGACGAGTTTAGAGAAGCCTTTCAAAAATCAGTAGAAGGTACAGTAGGAGATATATCTTTTGATCAGGACGCAATGAACAACATTCCACAAGAGTTTAAAGAAAAATTACAAACACTAGGACCAGGTGTTTTACAAATGTATGAGAAAATGGTAGAAGATACTGCTACAGGAAAAATTGCAACACCAGCTGAAGCAGTAAGAAGACAACAAGAATTTGTTAAGTTAATAGAAAAACAGGCTAGAAAGTTAGGAGGAGATAGTGAGTTATTTAATTGGGTTAATACAATAATATCACAAGCAAAAGTAATTCCAGATTCTTTCTATACAGCAGATCCAGATGAAATAACAGATCCTGATTATTACAAAAGTATAACCGAAGGTGCAGATTCTTCTATTGATGCAATAGATCAATTCTCAGTAACATTTCAAAATATACAAGAAGTGTTAACACCAGGATTTGGTACTATAGGAAAATCAGCAGATTTTTTAACAAAGAACTTATTAAGATTTGGTGGTGCAGTAAGTGGATTCTTTGGAGGAAGTGAATCTTTTAATAAAATTTATAATGAAGAAGTGCAACAACAAATTAATGATCATTTAGCAGTAGTAACAGAGAAAAATATAGATGCAACAATACAAGCGGCATCGGCTAATATAGATAACTTTAAAAAACAAAAAGAACAACTGTTAGAAGATGTAGAGACAGCTAAAAATGAGTCAGAAGATGGAACACTATCTGCAGATGATCAAGCAATAGTTGATCAAAACCTAAGAGTATTAGACGAACAACTAAATCAATATAGAAATTATCATAAACAATTATTAGAGAAGAAAAAACAATTTGCTATGAAAGAAGCTGAAACAGACGGAATGGAGACTGGAGACTAATGGCTAAATCAACAAACATAAATTTACCTGACGGAAGTGTAATACAAGTACCAGCCTGGGCTACAGAAACCACATTGGTTGCAATGGCTCAACAAATGCAACGTACAAATGTACTTACTAGTACTATGTTAGACGGTGTTAAAGAAATGGCTGAGTTAGATGATGAAGTAATTAAAGCCATAAACAATACTATTACAGCTACAAAAACTAATGCAGAGACTAATAAAAAACAACAAGATGGTCAAGGCAATATGGTAATAGGTGCAGTAGGTGCTATTAAAGATACTGCTAGTTTCTTTGGTGATGCAGAAAAGCCTATGTCAAGTATGGTAGGTGCAGTTAAAGAACTTACTAGCAAAATGTCTGGCCCAGGTGGTAAAAAAGGTTTAGCAAATTTAACTAAAAAGTTTCCTGCTATGGGAAAATTCTTTGAGAAGTTTGGCGGAAGTTTAAATGTTGTTACTGACGTTGCACTAGCTTGGGCAGGTTGGAATGCGGCCAAGTTTGAACAGTTTGCAGAAGTACAACAAAAGATGATAGACAGTGGTTCTATATTTTATGCTAGTGCGGCTGAATTTGATAAACTGTATGAACAAAGTTTTAAATCAGGTGTAACTTATAATGCCTTTGCAGACACAATATCCAATTACGGAGCAACAATGACAGCATTGGGTGGAAACGTTTCGAGAGGTAGTAAACGTTTCTTAGGAATGTACAAACAGTTAAGTGAAGTTACAGATAGTATGGGTGACTTAGGTATGCAGAACACAGAGTTAATGAACCAATATGCGGCTTACTTAGAAATGGCACGTTTAACTGGACAAGTTAATGAACGAACTATGGCAGAAAAAGGTAAACAACTAGGAGAATCATTTGCTAATCTTGTTGTTGAATCTACAGCCCTAGCAAGTTTAACAAAATTAAATAGAAACGAAGCACTAGCGGCACAACTTGCGGCAATGAGTGATGTAAGGTTAGCGGCAGGTGCGGCAGATTTAAGACAGTATGGATTTAACGATCAAGCAGAGACTATTGAAAACTTTGCAAAACAACTTTCAGTAATAACAGCAGATGATTCATTAGGCGCTGGTGCACAGATTTTTGGAAATATAGCTGAAGCCCTTAATAATGCAACAGGTCAGTATGCAGATAATATACATAACTTTGATATAGTACCGTCAATGGATAAAGAAACATTACAAACACTACAGACAGTAGCACCGGGTTTAATTGAAACTATAAACACTAAAGTTAGAGAAGGTTCGCTAACAGGTGACGGAGTACAAGGTTTCTTATTAAATGAAATAAACAAAATTGATACAGAAGGAAAACTTTTCACTACACAAGCAGATGCGGCTGGACAAGCAATTATAGCTTTTAGAGCTACAGTACAAAAAGTAAAAATGAATTATTCAGCTGTTACTGGTAAAAGTCAAAAAGACTTACAGGACCTTAATAAAGATACAAAGAAGAAATTAGAAGCATCGGGTACTACAGTAGAAGCAATGAACGATGCGGCTAAAATGTTTTTAACTGCTCAAGAAGCTATCACATTAGATATTAATAGTTTAAGTACAGGTGTAGAGTCGGTATCTAGATGGTTTGAAGAAAATACTTCAATAATAAAGAACCAAGCTACTGGATTTTTTAACGGAGAAGTAGAAACTAACTATAGCAACAGTAAACCAGAAGAAAAAACCAATAATAGTACTATTGATAAAAATGATCCATATTATGGTTATCACCTAGAAGGGCAAAAGATGGCCGGCAATGACTCTAATACGAATAATTCAGTAGTAGCACCAACAATAGCACCAAGTGTTTATAATCTTAATACCGATGAATTAAACCAATCTAAAAAATTGTTGACAGAGTATATAGATCATGTTAAAATATTGAATAAAAACGTAGAAGAATCTAAGAAAAAGGATTTAGCCTTATATAAAGAGCAAATTAGTCTAATAGAAGCAGAGCTAGATGCTAGAGAAAAGAAAGAAGCGATGAAACTCAGAGAAAAGATGAAGCACTTCTCTCAATAGGCATAAATACTGCAAAGGAAATAAATTATGAGCTGGAAAAAGCATTTTACAAGATATAATGTAGGTGGTGCAAACACTACAAGTACAAAAACAAATCGTTGGCAGAGTTGGCTACCTGAAGTATACAGTGGTCAGCCAAATCGTATTGAACGTTACACACAGTATGATCAAATGGATCAGGATAGTGAGATTAATGCGGCATTAGATACTATAGCTGAATTTAGTACACAAACAGATGCTGAAACAAAACTTCCATTTAAAATTGACTATAAAACAGAACCAACAGATTCTGAAGTAAATGCTATTGAGACTACATTAAAACAATGGATTAGAATAAACGACTTTGAACGTAGAATGTTTACTATGTTTAGATCGTGTATAAAATATGGTGATCAATTTTTTATTAGAGATCCAGAAACTTACAAACTTATTTGGGTACAACCAGGTGATGTTGCAAAGTCTATCGTTAACGAAAGTGAAGGTAGAAAAATTGATCAATATATTGTAAAAAACATTGCTCTTAATCTACAAGACCTTGTAGCTACAGATACTAAGAAGCACACAGACTCTACTACTATTAATCCTACAACAGGTTATTCAGTAGGTAAAGGTAACGCAGGAATTGTTACTGCAAATAATTCATCAAGTATGAGTTCAGAGTTTGCAGTAGATTCAAAACATATGGTTCACGTAAGTTTAAGTGATGGTATGAATAATAACTGGCCATTTGGTAACAGTATATTAGAAGCAGTATTTAAAGTATACAAACAAAAAGAATTATTAGAAGATAGTATTATTATCTATCGTGTACAAAGAGCACCTGAAAGACGTGTGTTCTATATTGACGTAGGTAATATGCCAGCACACAAAGCAATGGGCTTTGTTGAAAGAGTTAAAAACGAAGTACACCAAACACGTATTCCAAATATGAGTGGTGGTGGTACTAAGGTTGTTGATGCGGCTTATAATCCTTTATCAATTATGGAAGATTATTTCTTTGCACAGACAGCAGAAGGAAGAGGATCTAAAGTTGAAGTTTTACCAGGTGGTGAAAACTTAGGTGAAATAGATGACTTAAAATATTTTAACAATAAACTAATGCGTGGTCTACGTGTTCCAACTTCTTATCTACCAACAGGTAGTGAAGATGGAATCGCGGCATTTAATGACGGACGAGTTGGTACTGCAATGATTCAAGAATTTAGATTTGCAAAATATTGTGAAAGATTACAAGCAACTTTACAAAACTCTTTAGATAGAGAATTTAAATTATTCTGTAAACACAGAGGACTAGACGTTAGTGCTAGTTTATTTGATTTAAACTTTGTTGAACCACAAAGTTTCTCACAATACAGAACTATTGAAATTGATGCACAAAGAGCTCAACTATTTGGACAACTTGAAGGTGTTCCATATCTATCAAGAAGATTCTTATTAGATAGATATCTAGGATTAACTGAAGAAGAAAGAGTAGCAAACGAGAGATTGTGGAAAGAAGAAAACCAAGCTGGTAATCAACCAGCAAGTAGTGCAACAGGTGATCTAGGAGGATTAGGTATCAGAAACAGTGACGTTGAAAGTTTTGAACCAACTGATGTAGATGCAGAAAATGCAGATCCAGCAGATGATGCTGGTGGAGCAGATGTTGATACACCTGATTTAAATGATGATGGAATAGGAACTGGCGATGAGATTTAATGAATTAGCTCAAAATGATAAAGATGATAAGTCTAATCAATGGGAATTAGACGATACACGTAGACCTAAATTAACACTTAGACATCTTAATAAAATGAGAAATAGAAGAGAATTAGCACGTGCTGAGCATAAAGATAAATTAGAAGATGTGCAATTACAATACGGTGCGGCACCTAAAGAATAGCCATTAAATATCCATTTAACGGCGAAATATTAAAATTTTAATGAATTTAATTAATCGCGGCGTCAAAACCGCGGTTTTTTTTGTATTATATATTGGTTTAAGTCAAGATGTCTTAAATATGTATGTAATAACCTCGATAAAGGAGAAAATGCTATGAGTACTCGCGAACGTTATATTAAAGTAATCGAATCACTAGTAAATGGTGAAGAGGCTAAAGCCGCTGACCAATTACATGAAGCATTCGTAGAAAAAGCTCGTGAAATCTGGAATGACCTAGTCGAACAAGACGAGATCATTGAAGACGAGGTTGCTGAAGAAGAATCAGTTGATGAAACTGTTGGCGGTGATAAAGCTGACGATTTTATTGATGACATCGAAGAAGACGATGATGAAATAGAAGCAGAAGAAATGTACGGCGAAGACGAGAAGGGCGATGACGCACCTGATATGTCAGAACCAGAAGCTGAAATGGAATTATCAGACGAAGAGCCAAAAGATGGCGACGATGTAGACTTCGACGGTGACGGTGAAACAGACGATCACGAAGAAGATCATGAAGAGATTAAAGATAAGTTAGTAAACGTTGAAGACGCACTAGCGGATCTTAAAACAGAATTTGCCAAAATTATGGGAGATTCAGAAGAAGAAGCGCCAGCTGAAGAAATGCCAGCTATGGAGCCAGAAATGGAACCAGAGATGGAAGCTGTAGCAGAAACACCTGTAGAAGAAGCTAAAGCAGAAGATGCTGAAGCAGAAGAAACAGTTGAAGAAGCTAAAGACGACGCTGAAGCAGAAGAAAACCTAGAAGAAGCGGCTGAACTTAAAAAAGTAGGCAAAGACGGAATGCACCCAAAAGATATGCCAGCAGGTGACGATGGTAAAGCATCGCCAGTAGCAGGTAAAAATGATATGGGCGGCAAAGCAGTTGATATGTCAAAAAAAGGTTCAGAAGGTGACAAAAAAGGTTTAGTTGATGCTCCAAAAGATATGGGTGTAACACATCCAGGTGATGGTGCTAAATTAAAACCAGAAACAAAAGGTCACGGCGCTGAGAAAAAAGGCAAGGCTGAATAATTATGCTTAACTCAAGTACATTAAAAGAAAATCTTTCGTATGATCAGGCTCAAATCATTACTGAAACTTCTCAGGATGGTAAGAACCTGTTCATGCAAGGTATTTTTGTACAAGGTGATAAACGTAATCAAAATCAAAGAGTTTATCCAGTAAACGAAATAAGTAAAGCTGTTAAAGCGATACAAGAAAAAATCGAATCTGGATTCTCAGTATTAGGTGAAGCAGATCACCCAGACGATCTGCAAGTAAATTTAGACCGTGTTAGTCACATGATTGAAAAAATGTGGATGGACGGTCAAGACGGTTATGGTCGTTTAAAACTGTTGCCTACTCCAATGGGAAATATTTGTAAAACCCTTTTAGAGAATGGAGTAAAACTTGGTGTTTCATCAAGAGGTAGTGGTAATGTAACAGAAAGCGGCAATGTTAGCGATTTTGAAATACAAACAGTTGATATTGTTGCAAATCCAAGTGCACCAGATGCTTATCCAGACCCATTATACGAACAAATAATGAATGGTAAGCGAGGTAACGTATTAATGGATGTTGCATCCGCAGTAAACAACGACAAAATAGCTGAACAGTACTTCCAGAAGGAAGTACAAAAGTTCATTGAAAAACTAGATATTAGGAGAAAGTAATGGCTAAAAATGCAATAGAACAACTCCTAGGTTCAGAAGTTATATCAGAGGAAGTGAGAAATACACTTTCAGAGGCGTGGGAATCAAAGCTGAAAGAAGCTCGTGAAGAGTTAACTGCAGAGCTTCGTGAAGAATTCGCTAACAGATATGAAACTGATAAAACGCAAATGGTGGAAGCACTAGATGCTATGGTATCAGATACAATCAAATCAGAGTTAGAAGAATTCAAAGCGGACAAACAAGCGGCAGTTAAAGCTCAAGTTGAGTACAAAGCTAAGATTGCAGAACACGCAGATCTTTTAGATAAGTTCGTTATGGAAACTTTGAAAAAAGAAATCGCTGAGTTACGTAATGATAGAAAAGTTCAAGAAGGAAACTTTGAGAAACTTGAAGATTTCGTTATGGAACAACTTACTTCGGAACTTAATGAATTCCATAAAGACAAGAAAGACCTAATTGAACAGAAGGTAAAACTTGTTAAAGAAGGTAAAGAAATAATTGCAAAAGCTAAAACTGAATTCGTAGATAAGGCTTCTTCTAAACTAGCAGGTATTGTTGAGAATACACTAACAACAGAACTTGGTACATTAAAAGAAGATATTAAAACTGCAAAAGAAAATATGTTTGGAAGAAAACTATTTGAAACATTTGCGGCTGAATTTATGGGTTCTCATTTAGCAGAAGGAACACATATTTCAAAACTTTCAAAAGAACTTTCTGAAGCTAAAGCGGCAGTTGAAGCTTCTAAAGAAGAAATTGCTGATAGAGAGACAAAGGTTAAAGAAGCAAACACAAAAATTGCTAGAATTAACGAGAGTCGTGAACGTGAGGCGGTGCTAACTGACCTTATGGGACCTCTATCAAAAGATAAACGTGAACTAATGACTAACTTACTTGAATCAACAGAAACAGGCAAGTTAAAAGCACAATTCAACAAATACCTACCAACGGTATTAAACGAAGGTGCGCCTAAGTCAAAAACTTCACAAACAATAACGGAATCTCAGAAGACTGAGATTACAGGTAACAAGGCTCACACACAGTCAACTGAAAGTGAAGCCGAAATTATTAACCTTAAAAAGTTAGCAGGAATATCAAATTAATAAGGAGAATTCCAAATGACACAGAATCTATTTGAAAATTGGGATGCTACAAAAGGCGCCCTAACAGATGGCTTAGAAGGTAACAAGAAGGTTGTAATGGAATCAGTTCTTGAAAATACTAAGAGCTACCTTTCAGAATCAGCTAATTCTGGTACAACAATGGCAGGTAACGTTGCTTCACTTAACAAAGTGATTCTACCAGTTATCCGTCGTGTGATGCCAACAGTTATCGCAAACGAACTAGTAGGTGTACAACCTATGACAGGTCCAGTAGGACAAATCCACACATTAAGAGTAAGATATGGTCAAACAGCGGCAGGTGTTGCGGCTGGTGACGAAGCACTATCACCATTTGCTATTGCAAAAGGTTACTCTGGTGACGCATCAACAGGTGGTCCAACTTCAACTTCTTCTTTAGAAGCAGAAGCTGGTAGAAAACTATCAATTCAAGTTTTAAAACAAACTGTTGAAGCAAAAACACGTAAACTATCTGCACGTTGGACATTTGAAGCGGCACAAGATGCTAATTCAATGCACGGTTTAGATGTAGAAGCTGAAATTATGCAGGCTTTAGCTCAAGAAATTACAGCTGAAATCGACCAAGAAGTTTTAACTTCTCTACGTACTCTAGCAGGTGCGGCTACTGATACATACGATCAAGCAAACGTATCAGGTCAAGCTACATTCGTTGGAGACCAACACGCGGCACTAGCAGTTCTAATTAACAGAGCGGCTAACCTAATCGCTACAAGAACAAGACGTGGCGCAGGTAACTACGTTGTTGTTTCACCAACAATGTTAACAGTACTACAATCAGCGACAACTTCAGCGTTCGCAAGAACAACTGAAGGTCCTTTCGAAGCTCCAACAAACACTAAATTCGTTGGTACTCTAAACGGTACAATGAGAGTGTTCGTTGACCAGTACGCGGCAGACGATGCTCCAGTACTAGTTGGCTACAAAGGCGACGGTGAGATTGATGCGGCGGCATTCTATTGTCCATACATCCCACTAATGTCATCAGGTACAGTACTTGATCCAGCAACATTCGAACCAACAGTATCTTTCATGACAAGATACGGTTATGTAGAGCTAAACAACCA